CCAGAAGCGCCGAGGGTAAGCGCCGTCACGTTGCCGCGCTGCAAGAGCAGGTCGTGCGCTGTGCTCGTACCGACGACAGCGGCCGAGCCTGTGAGCCCTGCGCGGAAGGAGAGCGTGTAGTCCGACGCCGAAAAGAGTGCCTCGGTTGACCTCTGTAGGCGGACGCCCTCGTACGCGCTACCAGCGAACGGAAATCCAGCGTTATCCTGCACGTGCAGTAGCGTGCCCGGAGTACCACCTATGCCGGCTGCTCGGCCGATGGTGTCGAGGACGAGCGTGCTCTCCGGGCCCGCGGGGCTCTTGACGACGAGCGCGAAGGTGTTTGCCTTAAGGGTCCACGTCTGCGCGTTGGGGAACGTCTCCGCCGTTGCCGCGCTCGTGATCGTCGTGCCCGACTCGCTCAGGAGCGAATCGCCGATTGACGTGCCCGCCCCGGTGAACTTCGCCAGCGTGCCAGGCGTGCCGCTGCCTGTAACCGTGCCGCCTGAAGCGGCTCCGGGATTGATAATTTCTGGTGCGCTCATGATAGCCTTAAATTTTGTACGCTATGGTAATACCGCATGCGTATGGTTTATAGTTCGTGCGTACGTTGTTAGTTCCCGGCAACCTTGAACGTCAGCGTCGCCGCAAGCACCCCAACACAAATCCCCGTGCCGTCACGCACATCGAATCGCTGCGCAACGCCAGGCAGAATCTCAAACGCCGTCAGCGACGACGTCGCATCGCACGTCAACGTATCGTACTCAAGACCAGCGATAAACAGACTGACAGTAGCAGATGGGTTTCGGATGATGATACCCTGCGTATACGAACTATCCAGAGTCCGGACGCGCACAGCTGCCGCCAACACCACCGGGGTCCCGATGGCCACCACCACGCTATCGTCTGTGCGCGCTGACTCCAACTGTCGAAACGTCGTACCCACAGTTGCTGCGTACGTGCGGATTTTTGAACCTAGACCAGTACCGACTCTCATGATGGTTTGCCTTTCGCGTGTGTAGTATCATCCGCCAAATGGCGGCAACGTCTTTATTCGCCGATCAGCTTTGAGCCCTCGACCGAGGCTGACTTCGCGGGTGGACGAGCGCGAGCCGCAGCCGCTTCTGACCCAGGAGTAAGCTCCTCCTTGGGGCCAGACGAAGCGCCCACGAGCGACTGGGCGAACGCAAGCGACATGCCCCCGCCCCGCATCGAGGACTTGCTCTTCATCATCAGCTTGAACAACGGCGCAAGGTTCGTCGCCATCTCAGGACGCTTCTCCTGAAGCAATTGCACCGCGCTCTTCAGCTGCTCGTACGCCTCTGGAGACACGCTCTTCATCACGTCTACGTCCTGCTGGCGCAGCGACCCTTCATGCACGAACTTGGCAAGCAAGTCAGGGTCACGGATAACCGCAACCGCACGAGCAAAGTTCTGCGCATCCGCTCCGTTCGATGTCGTCGGGCGCTTGCGCTCCAGGTAGTCTACCGTCGCGTCGAACCGCTTACGAGCTTCCTGGATGTGAGCAGGGTCCACCGCCCCGCTCTCAAGCATCTTGTCGAACGAAGCTCCCATGGCCTCGCGCTCCTTCAGAATGCCGTCAAGGTACGCGTTTGCCGATGGGACCGAGAACGTGTAGCCCTTGTGCCCCGAAAGCGCACGGCCAGCCGGCACGGCCCCGCGAGCGATAACGTCCATGGTTCGGCTCGCGCCGCTCCAGAACTTCACCGGGCTGATCATCGAGGCCGCTGCCTGATACATAGCCTTCTTACCGCCAAGCGCCGCGAGAGCCACGCCGACAACCATGCTCGTCATCCCGCCGCCAAAAGGACCGGCACCAATGAACCCCGTGGAGAGCGCACCGAGGACGTTGTCCTTGGTGAACATCTTCTCGCCGCTCTTTGGAGCGATGAACTTCATCGCCTTGAGAAGCTCCTTGCCCTCGACGGACTTGCTGAACGCCTCAAGGCCATCCGTGAACAGGCGGCTCTGCGAGTACGGGACCAGACGGTTCTGGACTCCAGACTTTTCCGCCACGGTAAGGCCACGGCTGGTGAACGCATCCATGGCGTCCGCTGCCTGCGTGAACCTCTCGTTCAGTGCCGTCAGCTCAATCTTCAGCTGCTTCTGGGCAGAGAGCGACTTCTCCCCGACGACCACGTCATGGGCAAGATTCGCAATCTTCTCGTTGGTCTTCTCTTGAGCAATCGCATCGCGAGCCAACTGCAACGTCTCAGCGCCTTCGGCTGAAGTAATCGCATCGGCGGTACGAGTGACTCGCGCAGCATTCTGCGCCGCGAATACGTTCTCTTTGAGCGACCCAAGCTCCGCTGCGCTTGTCTCAAGACGAGTAGCTGTGCTGCCAAGCTCCGTGACTTTAGCTGTAAGAGCGCGCTTCTTCGCGAGAGTTGACGCTTCAGCCAATTTCTTGTCTACAGCGGCAAGCTCTTCGGCAACGGCGTTCCGCTTGACGTTGTTGCCAGCAAGCGTCTCGTCGAATCCGGCCAGGGTCTTCCCGGAAACGTCAAGAGCCGTGCGGAGCTTTGCAGTCTCCCCTGGATTCGCTGCGACGATGTTCGAAGACTTGACCGCTGCGGGTACGGCTGGAGCCGCCGCCGCTACCGGAGCCTGCTTGCCAGCTCGTTCAGCTGCGGCAAGCCGGTACTTCTGAAGAATCTCCTGCGCATCACCCGCGAGCGGCTCTGGCAAACTGCGGAAGTCTGCAAGGGCCTGCTGCTTGATGCCAGCGAGGGTCTGCTCGTCGAGCCCTGCCATCACTGGGCCAAGGTTCTCTGGAACCAAGAGAGGCAGCCGCTCCGCCGTGGGACCAATAGCCCTGGCAAGGCCAAGAGCCTTCGAGTCTGCGGCAAGCGCGTTAACGTATGCGGCGTTCTCCGCGCTTAGAAGCTCAGCTACTTGCGGGTGCTTGAACGTCTCCGCAAGAACGCTGATGTTGCTCTTCGGGTTTACGTTCATCCCGCGTTCGACGCGGAGCATGTCTTGAACGTATGCCCGGAACTCTGCCGGGTCTCCACGGCCAACAGTCTTGAGCATCGGAATGAAGTCGTTGGCGAATTTTGCCTTCGACGAGATGCCCATCGCTTCGACTTCGCCCTTGGCTGCAAGGATTCCAGACTCGACCTGCTGCGTCACGCCGCGAGTCTCGCTCGCCACGGCCCTTGCTTCAGTCGCAAGCGACCCAGCCAAGTCCTCTGTCTCTTCGCCAAGGCGAGCCAGCTTGTCAGAGAGTCGTCGGTACCTGCCGGCTTCAGCACCCTTGAGCGCCAAAGTCTCCATACGGTCTTGCTGCAAGCGAACTGCCTTGCCCAGAGCCGTCCCTCGTGTTTCGTAATGCCCGACAAGCAGGTCCATATCGTTGAGAGACTCTTGTACCTGAAGCTTGCGCGCGTTAATGCCAGCAATCTTCTGTTCCGAAGCGCCGGTCGCAGTCGCAAGCTTGAGTTCTTCCTCCGCCGCAGCCAGCTGCCCCTGATAGATACCCTGGTGCTTGAGGGCCTCAACCTTGCCAGCTTTGAGACCTTGAGATGCTGTGAACGTAATCTTCTGAAGCTCGTCGATGCCGTTGAGCGAGTCCAACGTGGCGGTGTCGCTCAGGAGGTCTTCGCTGATCTTCTTGATGCTCGCATCCGTCTTGTGGATTGCATCAATCGGCTTGCTGCTCTTGAATCCAAGGTTGCTAAGCTTGTCAAGCTCATCGTTGAAGCTCGTAGTGGCCTTGGCCGCCTCGTCTGCAAGCGTTCGAGCTTCTCCTTGAAGCGCAGTCTTCTTTGCTTCGTAGGCGGCTCTTGCATCAGCGCGAATGGCCGCATCGTCAACGGCCCCTGCTGGCTGAGCAAGCGTCTTTGCCCCAGCTTCGCCTTCCGCTGCCGCGCTCTTGCCAAGAAGCCTCTTCGCTCCAGCCCCAAGCACCGGAACCGCTGCGCCGAATGCTCCGCCAATGCCCGCGCCAAGAAGACCGCCTTCGAGCGGACGCGCCTCACGCTCCTCGACCGCCGCCTGCGTAATCTCTGAACCAGCGCCGTACGCTCCGCCGATGGCAGCTTCGCGCCCAGCCGATTCGAGGACTTTACGGCCAAGAGTCTTTGACGCAAGCGCCGCAGCTCCCTCACCTACCAACGACTCGCCACCCGTCAGCGCCCCAAGGCCAATAGCCCCGCCAAGCTCTCCCGCGCCCACGAGGTAAGGGTGCGCCTCTTGGAGCTTCGCGAGGTTCTCTGGCGTCGAAGCGCCGGACTCGATAAGGCCCTTTCCGCCAAGGCCCAACGTGCCCCCCTGAAGCGCGCCATAGCCCAAAGCCTTCAGCCCGCCGCCAAACCCGCCGTACTCTGATTCGGCTTCCTTCTTGAACCGGCTTTCGCTGGTCTGCAAACGCAGCAGCGAGCCTTTGCTAATCTCGTCCGCAAGAGCCTCAATCGGAATCTCCGTCCCCGCAGAGTCGGCCAGCGTGACCGTCTGGCCGCGCGTCGCGCTGAACCCAGACCGCAGCAGCGGAATGACCTGCTCTTGCGGGACTTGAACTTCTTTACCTTGCGGGTCTGCGAGCGATATGTACTTCACTGGATGAACCCCCCGCCGTCGCTTGCATTGTCAACCGTGCTGGCCTGAGCCTTGCCTCCGTACTTCTGTCCGACCCTAGACATGTCGTTGAGGCTTTTTGCATACTGCTTGTTCGTTTCAATCCACGGCGCAACGGTAGCTTCCATCACGCGCGCAACATCTGGGTTGAACTTACCAACCGCAAGGCCGCTGTTGATGCCAGCCATGGCATTAGCTTCGCTGTGGTCAATCCACGAGTTGAACCCTTCAAACGTGTCGAGGTTGCGGCTCATCAAGTCGCGGACCTGCTCGCCAGTCGTAACAGACCCGCCAGAAATATCCTTGAGCCTATTGTTGATCATCTCTTGAGCGAACGAAAGCATCTTGCGCTCATCGTTAGTCATGTTCGACTTGAACTGTGCCCCGATGTATCTGGCAGCCGCAGCGATTGCTGCGCCCGAATCTGGCGAAGCTGCGGCTTTGTCCGCTGCTTCTCTAAGAATCTTCGAGACGCCGGTATTCCATAGCTCAGCCTGCTTCTCCAAGGGAATTTCCGCCTGAAGTTTTCGCATCTCAGCAATTGATTGCAGCGACTTCGACGAGGACTGCCACCGCTCGTCTTTGGTTGCCGCGTTGTATGCGTTGCCTTGCTTAATCTGGTCGTCGAGAGACATACCAGCATTGCCAGCCTTGAGAAGCATCAACGCTTGCATCTTGGCGGCGTTCACCGAGCCTTGAGCCGCAGCATTCTTCAGGTCCAAGTCCATCTGGAGCTTGCCACGCTGCCCATCAAGAGCGTAAATGGCCCCCTTCAACGAAGCCTTTTCCCTTGCTCCGCTTACTCGCTGTTCAGCGAATTGAAGAGCGCGCTTGTGCTGGTCCATCGACGCCATCGTAGATGCAGCAAGAGCTTCGTTGTCGTCTGCACCCATCTGGCGCGCATCGTGGAAGTTTGAGCGTGCCGTCGTTTGTCCTTGGAGCATCCGGCTGTACTGCTCTTTCTGATTCATCACGTCGCGCTCGACGGCCTTATCAACCTCGGCGAGAACCTGATTCGCCGACATATCGCCAGCCGCACCCTTGAGCGCGCCGACAAGACCAGCCGCAAAGCTCATGGCTCCCGTGCTGACAAGGCTGTCGCCCATGCCGCGAAGTGCGCGAGACGCGTCAAACGTCTTTTCTGCTGCCGCAAGCTTGCGCTCGTCTTCAGCCATTACTGCGCGTCGAGCGTCATTGACGCCTTGTCGTTGCGCGTTGAGCTTCTCAAGCCCGCCGATGTACTGTTGCCCGACTTGCTGCATACCGGCGCGGGCAGCGTCGATCTCTGGCTGTGCCGCGTTCATGGCGGAAATCTGCTCGCCAAGAGCGCCCTGCTGCCCCTCGAACCCGCGTATTTGATACTTGTTCATACCAACAGATGGGGCGTGCATCCCCATAATCTGAGCGCGCAACGCCTCTAGTTGAGCTTGCTGCTTTTGCTCTGGTGTCAACTCAGTAGGCGGGGGCGCGGGCGGAAGATCCGCTCCGACGTTCCCGGTGGGTTGCTCCGCCCAGTTTGTGGTCATGCCGCTTGCAAGGTCTTCTTCTGGAGACCCAGTCGGCCTAAAAACAGTTGGCGCGCGAGGCCGTCCCAGCAGGCCATTTGCCCCATATGCATTATTTTGTCTGGCGGCACGCAGCCCCGCTGCAGTGTCGCTGCCGGATTCCCGTGCGACGCGAGCCATCGCGGCCAATACATCTGGAGGTAGTGTAGACGCTTTGAGTTCGGCTGCTTTCGCTGCGTCCGCTGCTTCGTCTGCTTCGCGTTGCTCTTTCTGCTCTGGAGTCTCATCCATAATCATTATCCTTTAGCGTGAGCCGCGCACGGCGCGAGGGCGTCGGCCCGTGTTGGGAACCGCGCTGGCGAGGTTCTCTGGCGCATATGGGTCCGTTGAATACGCGATTCCGCGCATTGGGTCTTCTGATGCCCCAGGGCTGGCTGGCTTGTCGCCCACTTGGGCAGGCTGCATTCCGCCAAAGCTGCTCATCCGAACAGGTTCAAAACCACCGCTTGCAGTCATTCCAGGGAGCCCAGTTTCTGCACGAGTGTGCTGCGGAGCCCCGCCAATTGTGGTCTCGGGCACATCCGGTGTGTTCTGGCCGTTTAGCTGTAGGCTGCCTGGACTTGCCAGCGATGGGGCCACCGCATGGTATTGCCCGTCTCCGCCGAACAGGTCAGTCCGGGCCTGCTCCGCTCCGATTTGGGCCATGCGCGCCGACCATGCCGCGCCAGCGTCTCCGCTCGTGCCGCCGAATGGCTTGGCCGCCGCCTGCTCCGCGTTGTAGGCATTGGCTTGGTCAGCCGTGAGCTTGTTCGGGTCTGGAGCGCCAGACGCCATCCCAAGCTTCGTTCCCATGGCAACCGCAGAACCTATCGCGCCGGACAACGCTTCGCGCTTGCGCTTTGCATCAGCTGCCGCTCGCTGGCCCTCGTAGTACGCAAGCTGGCTGCTTGCGCGCTCCTGCTCTTTCGAGCGAAGGTCCGCAAGCTGCGACGCGTAGCGCGCTTGAGTCTCTATAACCTGCTGTGTCGAGTTGCCCTTGCCAGACATGTTTGCCAAGTCTTGAAGGGTGCGCGCACGAGCGTAGGCCATGCCAGCCTGCCCCTGAGTCGTGCCGCCAGTGGCGACGCGCTGTAGAGGCGCTAGGGCCGCTTTCTCCGCAGCCTCCGCATCGGTCACGCCAAAGAGCCCGCCAAGAGCCTTCGCTATGAACGGGGTCGCCGCACCAGCCACGCCTCCAATGACTGCGCCCCACGGGCCGGCGGCGGCACCCGTTGCTGCACCGGATGCAGCGCCTTTAAGCGCGTCGTACTCGTCTGGGTTTGCCATGGTGTTCTCAGTGCTTCGCTTCAGTGGTAATACGCTTGTCGAGCCCGCTCTTCAAGCCAACAACGACAGCAATGTTTGAGAGTGCAAGACCGAAGCCGTCGCCAAGCACGGAGGCCGGGTTGCCTTCTGTGTAGTACACAGAAACTTTCTGGCCCTTCTGCTCGCGAACGTGAACCTCGAATTGCGCACGGCCTTGCGCGCCGATGACAGTCGTCATCTGGTCGTGCGTCCACGATGCCGTCTGGGTGTTTGCGACGGACGGCGTGTAGTCCGTCCACAAACCAAGAGCGAGCTGCCCATAGTCCGAAGTGCCAGCAGGCGATATTGCCGTGCCAAGGAGTCGAACGCGCTTGAGGCGCTGGAACCCTTGAACCTCGTTCATTGAAATTGGTGCAGTCTGCACGGTCATCTTGACGAAGTTCTTGTATCCGACGCCGATGCCGCGTGTCGTGTCATAGTAAAGCGACGTGTCGTACGTGTACGCAAACGCTTGATCCGCAAAGGATGCATCAGACTTGCACGCGAGCCACATGTCTGAGTTAACAGAAGCCGCGTGATACATTCCGCGCCCGAGGTAATTCGAGTCTCCGGGCGTGATGAACTTTGACCACGTGCCCGTTTGGTAGTTGTAGATAATGATTTCAGCAGTCGGGTTTTGAAACACCGCGCCAATCTTCGAGTCGTGACAAACAAACCAGACCTCGCGGTTCGTCGGATAGTGAGCCGTCGAGGTGATGTACGGGAAAAGCTTCAGCGTCTCCCGCACCTTGACCATCGGGATAACTTCGAGGGCCGAAGTCAGCAGCTCCAGGCCGCGTTGACTCTGGAAAAACACGCCAACGGGCGTGTTAATGACGCTTCGATGGTCAATGCATCCAACGCCCGTCGATATGCTGTACGGCTCGCCAAGCGAGGGACCGTTACCGCTCGCATCTGGCAAGGTGCCCGGTACGACAAAAACATCTTGAAGCTTAAAGACGATCAGATTTTCGCCACTCGATGCCAAGCCCGTTACTGGGCCGCCGTCACCGATGGTGATTGTCAGCTGATCGTTGAACCCAGGGCCTTCAGTCGGCGTGATAGGCTTCGAGAACCACACCACGGTCGTATCGTCAGCGCCACCAAGAACAAGCCTGTTCTGATGCACGCACATCGCTTTCGCCGCTGGAGGCGGGACGTTGTCGAGGTCGCCGCCGGTCGTGTACAGGTAAGGCTCTGACATGAGCCCGTTGTAGTCTTTCGTCCCGCCATCGAAGCACGTAAGGTTCGTCGTCACGAGACCAAGCGGGACCGTGCCAGTGCCGCCATAAGCTCCGTCGTACGCCGTGTTCGTGTACGGCACGACTGCGCGGGTCACGTTGCGGTCAATAACGAAGTCCGACGCCGAGTTCCCGAAGTTCGAGAACGGCATCCGATACAAGACCGTCGAGAACGGCTCCGCTGTCGTGTACGGTTGCGTGACCATGCGACGAGGGTCCGCCGCCGCTGTGCTCAGCCGGTTCGTCATCTCAAGACGTGGAGCAAAGAACCCGTACTGGAATACGGATACCAGCCCTCCGGTGTATGCTGGAGCGTCGCCTTCGGACTTTATAGGAGCCCCGACTATTTGACCGTGTACTGCGTGGGGATAGACGGAGCCGATTGCGTCAAGCGACCTGTCCCGTCTACATACTCATACGTCCAGCGCATGAGAAAGTCTCCACCAGCGTCAGCTGGGCTGTAGATGCTTGCCTTGCCAAAGTCGGTGTCGCTTATACCTTCACCTGGTCCTCCGCCCCACCCAGGCGCGCTTCTCGGTGCCCATACGAACAGACCTTGGCTGTCTCCCACAAACATCCCTTGGCTGTCTCCACCGGAATTCTTGCCGAAGAGCGCAGGGTTGTTGTGATAGCGACCGTAGTAATGCTGCCCGATTGCGCCAGCTTGGCTAAATCCAGATGTCGATGGACTTGTCGAGCTAAACTGCGAAATGCGTGGGTCCGAATAAGCCGCCTCGTAATTTTCCGAAGGAGCCCCGCCCCAAGTAGTGCTTATGAATGACCAGCCGTTCCCAACACTAAGAAACGCGCTGACTAAATCTTCGTATCCATTCTTAGCATTAAACCCAGCCTCATACTTGAAGTACGGGCGGGTGATGTTCAAAAGCAGAAAGCTTGCTGGGCCTGGGTAGCCACCTCCTGTATCCGCATGGTAGTCAAAAAACGCGCACGGCATGTCAGCGTACGCTGCTCCTGCATGATAAATGCTGGTTTCAGCCGTCGTCAAATACACATCAGGAGTGCTCGCCCAATTGATGCTGGTCAAGTCGTACTGCGGCCAGAGAAGCGGAACGATTTCGTTGCAGCCAACGCCGTCAAACACAGACGGGACGCCGCCGTTGATGAACGTGTAGTCGCTGAGAACCTGCATCTTTCGCCAGTTCTGCGCCGTGTCCTCGTAGTCGATGGCGAAGACCTGCTGCGTTCCTCTGGCTACGCCGTCCCGAAGGCCCGATGTCAAGAACCCTCGACTCGTCACCGTAAGCCTTGGCACGTTGAGAGGCAGCGACGTAACGCGCATCATGTTGACCGATTCGACCAACATCCCTGAGTTGTTGCCGTACGTGTATCCCTCTGCACCCGTCTGAGTTTCTGGATTGGCCGGCGCGTAAGTAATCGTCACCGTGCTGGAGTCTGAACCCACGCGCACCAACATGGTGTTGCGCTGGCTATCGTCGCCAGATGGGCTGACAGCGCATCCGATGTCCGCTCCCGACGACACACTAGGCCCGAGGAGCTGAAGCCCGCTAACAAGCCGCCAAGGCCCGCCAAGAGCAGCAATAAGGCACCCGACAGCTGAGCCGCCAGTGACAAGCGACGTATTCAGGGCAGCGACCACCGGGTCCCACTTGTAGACCTCGAAGAAGTTGTTCGAGTTGTGAGGGTCCGCTGCGCCGTACGGCTCTTGACCGTTTGGAGTCGTTACGACGTTCGCGCTCGTGGACGCCAGGGCAAGCGCCACGTAGCTGCTCGTAGCGGCAACCGACCATCTATGGACGCAATGCTCGTATCCACCAGATGAATGATACGAGCTGCCTCCCGTGTTCACGCCAGAAGATGGCACGTCAACAAAGACAGCAGGCACCCCGGATGACGGATGAATCGTGTGCGCCAAGCCGGCAGTCAACGTGCCAGCACCGGACACCAACGGTGGACCATTGATATGAGAGATTGACGCGGTTGAGTTGACCGCCGGGTACGCATATACAGTCCTGCCATCTTCAACCGCAATCTCCGTAATATGTCCTGCGCTGTCCACATATACGGTAGCTTGAGCCAGCTGCACATGCGCCGTCCCAGAGCCAGCTCCTACGCCAGTCGCGACGAACACGACGTTAACGGTATTTGCAGAAGCTCCAATGAGCGTGAAGTCTGTCGAACCTACGGTGGCAATCTTATACCGTTGGCCAATAACAAAACTTCCAGCACTCGCTGTCGGGCCAAAAATAAAGCTTCCAGTGTATGTTCCTGGCGTATACGTGCCAGACGTGGCTGTCCAGGTGATCCAGTTGGTTTGCACCGCTGGGATACTTGGTGCCGTCGCGGCTCCCGATGGATACACATGGGCAATCATCGGGTATACTGCCGCTGCCGTGATGTTCGGCATGTCGGTTGCGGTATACGGTGAGACCGGCGTGTATCCGTTAGTCGATGCCGAAATGATGTACTGCTGTACGGTGGCCGATATCCCGACAAGGCCGGTAAGAGTCAACGCTGTTTGAAAATAGAGCGGAGGTACCGCCGGAGCTACGTAACCGATACTTGTTCCAAGATTCGCCGCTGACGTAACGACCACACTTGCCGAAAGCCGCGTCGGGCCAAGTGGCGTCGCGAAGATGCTGGCGTGGCTGTCCTGCGTCGTGAACCCAAGCTGCGGCAGGTAAACTTGGTTGGTGTCGGGTGCCAGCGCCGATGCCGTCGCCACAGCGCGGCCAAGAACGATAGTTCCGTCGAGCGTGAACGTGTTCGTCGAGCTGTCCGAGTAGTACGCCGAGACCGTGCGAGCCGCAAAAGCGACCTCGCCCGTTGATGCAGCTTCCTGGTCAAGAACGACGCCACGATGCGCCCATGCGTTGTATCCGCCGCCGGCTGGGACCGTATGGCTGATGAGGTCCGAGACCGATGCAACCGTCGTAAGCCCACCAGTCGTGGTGTTTACCGTCTTCGTCACGCCGATAAGCGCCGCTGGAGTCGTGTTGCTGGCAGTGTCAGCTGCGCCATACACAACCAGGATGCCGTTTGGCAAGATGGATGGATGCAGCCCGACAACGTCGAACGCTCGATGGCCTGTCTGACTTAGACTAGATACCACTGAGGCTGACGCCGTTGCGGCTCCAGTCGTGATGTTGATAACAACGCCACGCACCTTGCCGGTCGTCGCCTCTTGCCATGCAACGTACGGCTTCCAGGTCAAATCCGCTGCCGTGATGCGCGTTACTCGAAGGTTGTACAATACACTGACTGCGGCGGTGGACGAACGAAGCAGCGTAGGAGGCATGATGAATGCCCCGGTTGCCACGAGCTGCACGGCGTAATAGATGGCGTTCCCGCCACCAACCGTCTGAGCCCCGTAGATGAGGTCGCTGGTGCGCTCTTGCCCGGTGCGCTGACCGGATACCCACACCGTCAAGCGGTAGGTGCCCGTCGAGTCTTCGATGGTTTCGGTCTCGATGATCGAGCCGCCCGACGAGGTCACGCTCACGAGCGACCCGACGTACGAAGGAAGCTTGTTCACATAGCGCCAGCCGTGGGTAGAGTCGGAGCCAACGTACTCGTAGAGCGCGTTGCCCGAGGCCATGACGGGACGCACGCCGTTCTGCCCGGAGTACGAGTCAAGAGCCTCTACAGAGCCAGAAGGAGCCGCAAGGCTGCCACCGTAGGCCGTTGCTGGGACTCCTGGCGTAGCCTGGACAAGCGTGAAGCCGTGCCGCTTCTCGATGCGCCCTGGACGCCGAATGACGGCTTCGTTGCACTGTACAAGTTCTGGAGGTGGAAGCTGGTCTGGATCGTTAAACTCGTTCATCCCGCCAATGAACGGAATCGAGACTACCTTCGTGTCCATCAGAAAAGCTCCAAGTGCATCCGCACGGATTCGGTTGAACCCGCAGGAGCAACATACCTCAAACGCATGATCTTCTGTCCAAGATTCCCTGCGACCGGCACGAGCTGCAAGTTCGGTGATGCCGATGGCATGGCCGAAGCTGAGTTGCCGTTCGTGAGAAGCTTGGCGATGTTGAAACCAGCTGGCAGTCGGCCAAGCTGGTGCGGGATGTCTACCGTCTGCCCAGGCTTGAACGTCACGCCCTGATTCGGGCGGTTCTTCTGCAAGCCTGTGACGACTTGTCGAGGGGGCGGAGCCGCCCTCGCCGCTTGCGTAGTCTGCTTGACAGCTTGTTGGATGCCGTCAATTGTTGCGTTGCCAGTAGGCGCTGGAGCAAATGCCTGTGGCTTCGTTACAGCCGTCGTGCCAGTAGCTGCCATGATTAGCTCCAGGGACCTAGTCGCCGGCTCAAGAGCCGGACGTTGCGCACGCGCTCAGGTTGCGACCCATCGCGATCCGAAGCATGAAGCTGGATACGGGACCAAATCTCGTCACGGATAACCTTCAGACTAGCCGCCTGTTCGATGCTCTCTTCTTTGAGCAGACACTTGATGGCTACGTCCTTGATAACCCAATCGTCCCAGCCCGCGCGACCGTCCACGCGGTCTTGCGTGTTCGACATGATAGGCGGAGCCGGGTAATACCAAACCCTAAGAGAGCCGCCGAGAATATCCGGTGTGAGGTAGATTTTCTCGCGTCCGTTCTCAGAGATCACTCGATAAAGAGGCAGCTGCGACGTGCCGGCATAGAGGCCAGCCTGGGCGAACATGTTCAGTTCCTCCCATTGGAACCGCTTGAGCGGATTCCAAATTACACCGTTGCCGAACCACACGCCTTTTACCTTGTAAAAGTCTGACTCAACATAAAGCGACGCCGCGCCAGTGGGCGTCGATAGGAACGAAACAGCCGCGCTGTTGGTAGCAAGGCTGTCGGAGATGTATCCGTTCCCTTGCAGGTAGATGCTGGCGGTCACGACTGCGCCAGACCCGTCGATTGTCTCAACCTTCATGTAGGCCGTATTGGCACCAGTAGAAGCCTGAGTGAGCGCAAGAATCTGACCGACCGTATGCCCGCTCCCAGATGGGATAACGAGCGTGACGGAGCGTCCTACTCCGGTTTTGCCTGCATTCAGAAGGTCATACGAACCTGCGCCAGCGGTCGAAAAATCGACATAGCGCAGGTAGTATTCCTGGTCGAAAAGACATACCCGGTCGTAGAGCTGAGCCCACGACTCGTTGATGTAGTCGCGCACCTCATCGGAACTCACGAACGCGGAGTTCACCATATCAGCCTCGCGGCGGATGAAGGTTTCGAGTTCTGCGAGTGTGCGCGACCTAGCCATCAGTACTTCTCCTCATCCATGCCGTCTTCGTCGGACTCTTCGCCATCCATGTAAGAGGCGCAGATGTGATGAATCTCGACTTCGATTTTAGCAGCCTTCTTAAAGTCGCCACGCTTCATGCAGTCCCATTGGGCCTTCAGGAGCGGTTCGAGTTCGGCAGACGCATCATCTTGCCCGTGCTTCGAAGAAGAGGGAGCCTCTTCCTCGTCATCGTCCATCGGCTTTTTAGACCCGAGGATGATGGCTAGTCCGCGACCTTTCATCAGGCAATCACCGAGCTGTTCGAGCAGGTGAGCGTGACGCAGAGCGTTCCAGCAAGGTCAATTGGACCGAGGGCCTGCGTAGTCGCGTCGTACGCCTGAAGCACGCACCCAGCGGCGCTGATGCTCTTGACGTTGATGCAGGTCTTCTTGGTCTTGTCAAACGCCGAGACGTAAGACGCCTCTACGTTCAGGACCGCGTTGACGCTGCCGCTGTCGAAGGTCACTGTGTAAATCGTACTCGTGGTTGAGCCACTCTGCACAATCGTCATGCCGCGACCTGCGACAAGCGCAAGGACGTTGGCTGCACCAGCGCCGTCAACGGACCACTGGGTTGAGAGTTTGACCTCCTTGACGATGTTGGTTCCGTCAGGAGGATACAAAAATCGAGTAAGCGCCATGTATGGGCTCCTTTCTTAGCCTGTGGCTCAGAGGCCGAAGCCGTCGATGACGATGTTCGCGCCAGGGTTGTTGCAGATGAACTGACCGTAGTGACCGAAGCGAACTTCGTACTGGTCGTTGCTCGACACGCGGAGGTAGTCGTTGTTGTCCCAATCGAGCATCTGGGGTGCTGGACCGAGGGTCGCGAGTTCCCAGCTGGCGAGGTTGAGCATCATGGCCTTGTTACGAGGGCAGAATGGGGCCGAGATGATCTTGATCGGGCCTTGCATTCCGTCGTACTCGACAGCCTTGAACGACACGCCGGCCACGTTGCTCTGAACGCGGTCGTAGCGGATGTCAACGCCAAGAGCCTTCTTGAGATTCTGGAGGTCGAGCGGATTCACGAAGATATGGTCCGGGTGCCCAACGCCTTGAATGGCGACTTGGCCTTCGGCTTCCATGAGAGCCTCGTTGAGCGGGAGGCCCGCCGCGTTGAGGTGCTGGCCCGCAAGACGAACAGGGTCGTTCGTGCGGTCAAGGCCCCAATACGTGGCCGAAGTGACCGTGAGGGGAACCCACGCCTGAACGCCACAGACAACGCCGCTCGCAGCGCCAGCCGTAGCTGCACCAGAACCGCCGACAGCACTCGCGGCCTGCCAGTCACCAGCGCGAGCGATAACGTCCGTCGCCACAGGGTCGCCGTTTCCAACGGAGAACGTCGGGGCAACTGCCGTTCCACCAGCGGTCGGGACCGCAACAATGGTTACGGTTCCAGCTTTGCGGTCGATGGACTGAACGAACAGGTTATGGCTTGTGACGGTGCGCTCAGCGCCAGCCGTCGAGAAAATCTGAACGCGCATTCCGAGGTTGAAGTAAACCGCGTTCGCCGTGGTCGCGAGGGTGATAACGCCAGCCGTATAGCCGCCCGTCGCAACCGAACCACGGACACCCGTACCGTCGCCGAAGAGCTGGAACTCAAGGTCCGCCATCTCGTTCTTGGAGATTCCGTCCGTCTCTTGGCTCCAGAGGTCAACGAGCGCGCCAGCCGAACGAACGGCAGCCTTCATCGTTTCGCCGTCCATACGGAGAATGCCGTAGTGGCGGGTGCGATAGACCTGGAAACGCTTGTAGGAGCCGCCGCCGCCCTGAAGGCCGTACTGCGAAACGCCTTGAGCCGTGGCAAAGTCCGAGGACGAACCCTGGGGACGCTCGTTCTGAAGCGCCACGACGCGGAAGTCGCCGTCGAAGTTCGTCGTCTTCTTGACGAGCGAGAGGAACGGGAAGTCCTTGTACATCGACTGAGGGATCGCTCCGTCAGGGTACTTGGTCTTGAGGATAGCTTGGACTGCGCCGTACGTTGGATTTGAGTATGCCATTTGAGATTACCTTCTTTCAGTTAGATGCGGAGGGCTGACGTGCCTTTTTCGCTGCGGCTAAAAGGACCTCTCTCTGCTCTTCAGCAGAGAGCTGCCCAAAAGGCTTGCCAGACGTCCGCGTCTCGCTGGAAGCCTTTGTGCTGAGCGACTTTGCTACTGGCTTTTTTGCCGGTGTTGGCTCCGTCGTCCCACCACCAAGACGCGCGACGCGCGCCTTGTACTTTTCCTCAAGGTATTTGATTACCTTGGAGTCTTCAGGAGGAACCCCGTGCTGACGCTCGTGCGTCTGGGCCACGCTGATTGCCTCGCGCCACAGCGCGTCACGGTCATCGTAAAACATTGAGTAAAGCGTTGGGAACTTGGACTTATCGACTTGCGACAAGAACTCCGTTCGCGCTTGCTGCATCTGGGCGCGTTGCGTTTGCGTCTCCTGCTGACGCAGGGACTCTTCGCGCTCTTTCTTCAGGAACTGAATCTCTTGCTTCAGCTCGTCGAACCCATCGGCAAACCGAGAGTCTTCGCGATTGCCCTCGCGCATTCCTGCGTCGATGAGGTCCTGGAAGTCAAACCCGTGCTCCTGAAACGTCTTTGCCGGCGCGCGGCGGAGCTTCTTAAAAAGCTCGCTGATCATCTGCTGCTTCGTCTGCTCGATGGCCTGTCCAGCTTTTTCAAGCTGAGCCTCAAGAGCTGCAACGCGATGTTCGGCCTTGCGGACCTTGCGCTCTGCGCTTGCACGCACGGCGAAAATCTCATCGACAACGTCCGCCTGGGAGGGCGCGGCTTCGTCGCCGTCTTCTGCTACTGCTGCGGTCTCGACACTGTCGCCGTCGTCATCGGAGCTTGCCGCAGACGATGGCTCTTCAGGACTCGCAGAGGCGGTCTCTACGACTTCCGACGAAGCGTCGCCCCCGTCGTCGCCGTCAGCGGGCGCAGACTCTTTAAGGGCCATGTCGGCGGCAGCAATAAGCTTGCTCGTTAGTTCATCCATTTGCGGTTTCCTCCGGTGGTGCAGCAGGGGGAGCCCCCTGCGGTGCTTCTTGCGGCGGCTGCTGGGCGGCTGCGGCTTGCGCCTGCTGCTCCTGCTGCTCTGCCTGGGCTGCGGTCAACAGCTGCTCAATCTTGGTCAAGTACTCGTCGAGGGCCTGGACCTTTTCGTCCGGGACTCCGTCGATACGAGCCTTGAGGTAATGCTTCCGGGTGCGGTCGTAGGCCAGCGGCAGGTTCATGCGGCGGTCAGGGTCCGGGTAGTCCTTGCCTCGGAGAATCAGCGAGACGGTCTTATCGACCATGTCAATGTCCGCAGTCTCAAGGTCGCGCTCTTCCTCCACGTCCGGGAGGCTGAGCATCCGCGCAACAACGCCACGGTCGGTGATAATCTTGCGGTCTACCAGTTCCAGCACTTCAGCAAAGAGTGCCGCTTTTGTCTGGGAAAGTGCGGAGATTGGCTCGCATCGAAGGGCGTATTCTTTGCGGTCCATCTGGATGTCAGACCAGTTGATCCGCTCAAGCGATCCTTGGCCTGGAGCCAGAATCTCCACTTTCTGTCCGGCTTCAGTCGCTTCTTCGCACGCATCGACGATGAGCCAGCCGATGTCCACGTGGAACTGCTGCACGGACTCATGGGCTACGCGGAACCGCGCATCTTCCATGTCGTCATAGACGGTGAGGGCTCGACCCGAAGCTTGGCGTAAGCCAGCTGGGAGCGTGGACTGCGCAGCCATCTCTGAAATACCGAGGTACTTCAGCATGTTGGTCGCAATCGTATCCTTGTACGCGTACGTGTCCGGGTGGACCGGCTGCGGGTTGAACGTCCTCGGCTCAGCGCCTGAGTATTCGATGAACGTCCCGATGTCGTTGTCGATGTGCGTCTTACCGAGGGTGCCGGCCTGAACCAAGATGTGGCTTCCGCCCATCAGGTTATGCGCCAGCTGAATCTTCTCGCTGAGCCTGTCGTACTCGTCTTGAGCTGACGCAAGCTCCAAGGCCATCGAAGGCCCGAACACGCCCGAGAGCGTGGCGTTCAGCTTGAGGAATGCAAGGCCCGCGTTCTTGTTGCGCGTCCATGGCAGCGCCTGGAGCGTGCCCGAATTCGTACCGCCGTTCACAGCGACGACCCGAAGGCCATCGTTCGCATCTGGACCCGACGCAAGATGCGTGGCCTCGTAGACCAGAATCTGGTCCGAGTGTCGCGTTGCGTTCAGGTAGATCGAATCGTCGTCCGCAGGACGAGAAGCGGCAAGGATAGACGCCCGACGCTCTTCGAGGGTGCCGTAGAGCGACTCGTCGTCGCTGTCGTCTTCACGGCCAAACATCTCCAGGACAACGGAGCGGTCCATGTAGCAACGATGGTAGAAGCATCGTGGCGTGCCGTAGCGCGACTCGACCTCGCTGATGAGCAGGTCAAAGATAGGCACGCGCTCGATGACCGGCTGGCCGTCCTGAATGTAGACCTTCACCGCAGCCGTGCCGAAGACGAGCACGTCTAGGATAAGCTGCGGGTAAATCTTGGCGTAGCTGTTGGCCGCGAACGTGCCGGCCATGAACTTGTCGAGTTGCTTGGCGCGGAAGCGACGAAGGAAGTCTGCACCGACAGTCTGCGCGCTTGGGAGCGGCATCTGCCGGCACAGCTTCGCTTGCATCGTGTGGATAGCGTTGCGTGCGACGTTGAAATTGACGCGCTCATCCCAGATATTCTTCGTCGGCATCCCGAACATCTTCAGGTCGGTGCCGTATACCTGGGCAGCTCGCTGCCACATCTGACGGCGGTACGATGACTCGTTTCGGATGTCATTAACCGCACCGATGACTGCGCCTCCGGGGTTCTCATCTTGCTGATAGAGAAGCCACCACGCTTCAGTCGTGTCGGAAATACTCGCCATATAGGCCAAGTATCCATAACCACCGCCTTACTTCAAGAGCGGAAGCGGAGATACTTCGACTCGCGTTCATTTTTCTTGCGTATCTTCTTTTCCAATGGATTCCATATTTCTTTTTCTTCTTTGGTCAACCCCTGGTACCCGTCCTCAAACTCGTTCTGTTGAGGGCTCTCTTCCAGCTCGTGCCACCTTGTCAAAGCCATGCAGATAGCTGGGGCATAGTCGGCATGGCGACCATCGCCAGACTTGGCGAGGTCGATGCTGATGCCCGATTGCGTGTACCGGCGGATGACCCGCTGAAGGTCTTGGCGGACGAACGAGTCAGGTGGAAGCTCCACGTCGCCTATCTCGAACATGGTCCGCAGCGTCAGGTACCGCTTCGTTCGCTCCGTCGAGGTCCAAGCATGAGGCACGAGCACGAGCCCGACTTGGTTCGCCAAGTCTCGAAGAGCGTCTCCCATGTACTGGTCACTATCCAGTATCGTGACCCTATATGCTTTCAGTATGTGCGCAATCTCTTGGAGCACAAGTGCTGGGCGCAGGGGATTTACAGGACTTCCGGTCCATTGACGCGCCAAGCAGATGACCTTCTTCTTGCGTCCTGAGCCGGTGGCGACGACGAGAGTGAAGCTGTTGCCTCTGGTTGCCGGGTCAATGGCTGCGGTGTACGTCACTCCGGGCTGAGGTGCGGAAGCAATCGGAGATTCCCTCGTGGCACCTTCAATCATGCTTGTCGTGAAGAGCGCCTCTTCTGGGTCGGCGAACTCCGCTTCGATGTCGGTGCGATAGATGCGAGGGTCGCGCCTCGCAATCTCCAGCTTCTCTGGCGTCCAGATGATGGGAGCCATGTCATAGGCTGGAGCTTTGACCACGACGCAGTCCCGGCTTGGACGCCCCCACCGTTCTTTCACGAGGTCGTAAAGGAACCCCATCGGAGCCCACGGCGACGAGATGTAGACGAGCTGCGCTCCTGGCAGGATACGAAGCAGGACGGCGTCTCGAAGGTCGTTGACGGAGACGGCTGCATCGTCCGAACCCCATCGAGCAACCTCGTCGAGGATGACGCCGGCAGACCAGCGTGCCACAAGCGACGTACCGGCCTTACTGGATGCGACGACCTTGATCTCCACGGGCCGCCCTGACGGGTGCCGCATCATCAAGGTGTCGGCTGTCGGAGTCTCAAGGACGAGCTTTGACAGTAGCGGAGACGCCATCGTGCGGCCTACGATGTGGCCGTAGACGACGTCCGCGAGGTCCTTTGAGAGAGAGACGATGGAGATACGCGGAATCTCTCCAGGGCCTAGCCTTGAGAGGTCCGCACGCTGCGACCAATGGACCGCAAGCGCCGCAGCAGATAAGCTCTTCGCGGTACGGATGCCCGAGACAATCGCGAACTCAGACGGCTTCGTCGCTTCTGGAACCACGCCGCCAAACGCGCGGAGCACGACCGGGTCATCCGCAAGGTCGCCAAGAGGACGACCATCGGCAACCCGAGCAATGGCGCGTTGAAGCGGGCTAGCAGTGGTGAGAGCAAAACCAAGAGGAGAGGTGAGCAAACCTTCAAAGTGAACAAGGCTCTTCTCCTCCAGGTTCTGCTTAACCCTGGCTTCGAACGCGCTTAGAATATCAGCTGACGGGGATTTTGCGTGGGCGTCCACGGCGGCGGATGACGGCTTCTTCAACGGCTGGCTCCTCTGTAACTTGGGCAGCTTCCGGCAAGGCCACGGGCAGGCTGAGCATTTCGACGACGTTATCTACCGGGACGAGGACGTTCCCGGACCGAACGAACCCGTTCTGGTAGTAGAGGTCTCGGTGCTTTGGTCGGTAGAAGGTGGTTGTGATTCGGCTCTCTTCGGATGGATCGGAGACACCACGAAGGAACACGGCACGTTGCAGTTGGAGCATTTGTGAGCCTTTGGCCTGATGACTGGGAATAGAGCTTCGATGAATTCGATGCTCATGGATTGGGTGTGCTGGTAGTCTGGCGACACGAACTTGATGTCTTTGCCGAACGAATGGATTGCCCATCCGGTCATGGCGGCAACGGGCTCAGCGTAGCGTCGCCACCCGTCGCAGTATGCCTTAGCGGTGCTGGTGAACTTGCCGCCTGGGATGCGGCGTTTGATGGAGTCAGTCATGGGGTGGAGCCTTGGTGCGGCATGATAGGCAAGCGACGAACCGATAGTTTATCTCGTTCTCGAACCTGCGAGCGAACTCGCCACACGAGCACTGGACGAGCCAACGCCTGGACGATGACGAGCCCATGTCTTCGAGCAGCTTGATGAGGGTCCACTCGTAGTGCTTGTCGCCTGGAGACTTGCGGCTCACGGTCTTGAACCGCCTGGGGACTTGGGTCACAGCTTCTCCTTCAGCGCGTCGCACTCTTCCTCGGCGAGCCGGCGAGCCCGGTTGCAGGACTCGAACGTTAGCTGTGCGTTGTCGCGCTCCGTTCGGACTCGCAACAGCTCCTCTGCGAGCTTCCGCCGGTCCGCGCAGCAATGCCGGTGCCCGTCGCAGGGGCTGTCGGTGTCGGTGGCTGCGAGCTGTGCGCGGGCCTCGTCGCGCTCTTTTTCGAGCCGCTCCATGATGTGCAGCCGCAAATCGCACACGCCGCGCAACCTGTCGCGCTCCTCGACGACCTTCGCCGCGAAGGCCGACCACGTGCCCTCTCCGGGTCCATTAAGCGTGCTCATGGCTCGTCCTCCGGGATCAACAGGGCGCGGATGGCGTCGCGCATGGCTTCCGCGCCTCGCCGGTAGGCGCAGTTGCGGCACGCGCCGCACGGTCCGTCGCCATCCGCGCCGCACCCGACTCCTCGAAGCACATCTACCTCGGCGCATTTCTGGTCATGTTTATCGCCAGCGATTCTGGCCATGGCCAAAGACGATGCAGCTTCCGCCAGCGCCTCGTCGCGCTCGCGGGTCATCTGCCCAAGCCGCTCCTCGGCGGTCAGGGCGCGCTCTGCAAGCGCGTGAATCGCGTGCTCGATGGTCTTGTCCAGCTCGATAGGCACGACGCACCCGGCGTCTGCGAGCGCACCGTGCGCTCGCTTTAGCATGACTTCGCGGTACGCTAGGTCCGCCCGCAGGCGGTCGTTTTCTGCAAGCTCTTGCTCCAGATCATGGACGTACGCGAGGAGCGCGGGAACGTCCGCTGCATCGCAGCGCGCTCGGATGGCGGCTAGGTCGAGGAGCTTCATGGCGCGGCCTCCAGTGCGGCGACGAGTGCTTCGGCCTGTGTCGACCCATAGAACGAGGGAACGTGCACGAGATCGCGCTGTTCTTTGAAGAATGAGATCGGGACGGACCACCTCTTCGTCTCGTCCGGCGCGTAGGCGCTGAAGCAGACGGAGATCCGGCACGCGTTCCACGCTTCCCCCACCAACGCGAGCAGGCAGCCAAGCGTGGCGGGGTCGGAAAGGTCGGGAACGCAGTCCCTCAAGCTATCCGAGTCATACCCATCGGTCCGGTATGTATGACCGTCACAGTTGTTTGATACAACGCGGTAGGTCGGAAGTCCGTGTACCGTCATCCCATCCATCCAGCGCCAGTGCTTGCACGCTGTGGCGCGACGCCCAAGGTCTTCGATGCTCATGGCGCGGCCTCCAGTGCGGCCACGAGGGCCTCGGCTTCGGACGGGTGCCACGGGAACGTTGAGGACGCAAACACGGTAGTCACATTGACCTGCCCTGGTCCCGCGTTGCGAGTGATTACGCCGAACGTCCAGCCGCCGAACCCGTCGTGAACCGGAACCGCGTAGTCGGTCCACTCGTCAGGCCACGCTTCGCGCACCAGATACAGCAGGCACCCCATCGTAGCGGGGTCGTCGAGGTCGGGCCACACAGGCTCTGGCTCTGAGCTGCCGCAGACGGTTCCTGGAATCCAGACGCCAACGCGACGGCCACTGCTTGAGAGCATCCCCTGCACCCAGTAGAAGTGCTTGCACGCCAGGGCGCGCCGACCCAACTCATCAGCATCTTGCTTGGTCATGGTTTCCTCCAAGAAGCATCCGAGCATGTGGAGAAGAAGCCATCAAGGGAAAAGATACCGACAGTCAACGAATCAGAGAGAGGTCGTAGTGAAGCGTGCAGAGTGCAGATAGGTACCGCAAGTCTACAGGGAATGTAGAGGCGAGTTGCAGAGTACAAGGAAAGCAAGCAGTGACGAGCCAGTAAGTGTAGGCCGTAGAAGTATCTTTGAAGGGGATGTCGAATCTGACTTGTATAACACCGTCATCTGTGAGCCTCTGGAACCGCAGGGGAGGTCTGATTCTCTCTCTCATGTCTGCGTTCTGCTACTGGCAAGTACAGAACCAGACGTCCACGTGCCCCCGGCACTCTAATCGAGAGCCTAGAAGGTACGCGTATTGTTCACGTAACACGGGAACACTGGACGATGGAAAATTTTAGCGGGTTGTCCCCCCTAGGTCCCCCCACCAAAGAAGTGCATACCGGGGTAAGCTCAACGAATTCGCACACTTAGCGCGTAGGGGCCTTGCGATAACGCTTCCCGCGCGTGAGCGAGTGAGCGCGTGAGGCTCTGAGAGGCACGCGCGTGAGGGAGGCTCTGAGAGGCTCTGAGAGGCTCTGAGAGCCATCCGATACACCGCCCCCAATCCAATCGCTCACAACACCAACGCACGCGATTGAATCGTGCACAACCTTTCAGGCTCTCTCGTCTCTCATCGGCTTGTCAAGCGTCACTCACTCATGAGTGACTTCGCCCTATGACTTTTCTGCATAGCACTGACACGATTGTCATAGGGACTATGTGCAATGCTTCCGCTCTCTTAGTCGCTTTCTCGCATTTGACCATGACACGCGTGCCTTGGTTGCCCTAATTTGGCCCCGCTGCCTTGCATCGTGCCTTGCGAGCGTTTCCCCTGCATATATCCACGGAAAGCAAGTTGGCACGGTCCGTGCTCAGTATGTTCCGTCCAAGGCGAGCAAGCCTAGGACGAAACCGCGCCGGTAGGCGCTCAGGATATACGATGGAACGCGATACCCTCTCTGAATGCCTCACGTGGGCTGAGTTCCCGGCTTCTGCTGTTTCTCTTTCGGTGACCGACGACGTGTGCGAAGTCCGCGTCGAAACGCTAATCGGATGCACCGTCACATCATCGGCTGTCGTAGCGTCATTCGCGTCAGAGCGCGCAGCTGTGGCGTATATTTCTTCCGAATTCGGACTGTCGCGGCAATGCCGCGATGGTGACGACGCCCACGAAGGATATTGGCTTGCGTGACTTCCACCCCCTCATCGCCTATAGGGCGCGCCGATTCATGGTCGGATGAGTGGACCGCTGCATCACGCAGCATTAACGCGCCTTCGGCGCTAAGGATAAGACCATGTCAATCGTATACCGCGTACGGGCCTCTAAGCATCTCTCAAACGGACGCGTCGACACACTTGGAACACTCTATGAGGGACCATCGCTTCCCGAAGCCACGGACGCCTATGCAGCGTATGAGAAGCCCCGCAATGTAAGGGCGCGCGTCATGGTTGGCCTAACGGAATGGGAGAACGAGGGCGGGCTTCTCAAGCATAAGCTTTACGCTTCGTTGTCCGTTCGCCGTGAAGCCTAGTTGACTCCCCCCCCCCCCCTTCATCGCCTATAGGGCGCGCCGACTCGCGATCGGATGAGGGGACCGCTGCATCATGCAGCATTAACGCGCCGTGTGGCGCTAAGGGATAAGATCATGTCAATCGTAGGTAGAATCAACATCAACGATGTACCATCACGCGTCACCTCAAGTCCACAAGTGCGGACCCGTACGGGTTACGGTAGCCGACTGCCCACGTGTCAAATGGTCCGCGTCAACCAACGCTGGCGCAGAGTGTACGTGTGCATATTCGGCAACGCTGGCACATGCTACATTGACGGTCCGTGCAAGGGCGAATGGATCGTCGTCGAAGGCTGACCCCCTCCCCCCTCATCGCCTATAGGGCGCGCCGATTCATGGTCGGATGAGTGGACCGCTGCATCATGCAGCTACACACGCGCCTTCGGCGCTAAGGGTAAGACCATGCGATACACGTCAAAGGCGATCCACGCGCTATGCCGCGCACTGAACGCAGAACATGGAATCCTGGCCACAAGCGAGGAAGGTATCATGTTGGCGCAAGGGTTCACGGTCGAACGCGATTCGACCGGCTGGCGCGTGTGCCGATACACGGGAAGCCGCTATGGCGTGCGCGATATGCACCCGATACGGCTGACAGCTGCAGCTTGCGCACAAGTCCTGATCGCGCTTTCGAATTCATCGCGCGAGTCCCGATAACCTAGGTCCTACCATGTCCAAGCCAATACCTTGCCTCGGTTCGCGTTCGTGGAATGCCTGCCAAGTGTCTCTCATAATCGCCAATACCGAAAGCTTGTACATTCTCGCGCAAGAATGCCTAGCGCGCACCCAGGGGGACGCGAAAAAGGCTTCCCGTCTTATGCTCCGAAGAATCCCAGCGCGTGCACACGGCTGCAACTTTAACCCGTTGTGCGTCCGGGAGGCGCTAGAGGACTTGAAAGCCTAACCGCTCCTTTGCTTGCCAGCCTTTTCGCTGGCTTGCAACGATAGCGGCTGAGCCGTGAACCTTCCCAAATACCTGGGGAGGAAAAACGCGCCCATGTGGCGCTAAGGGTAGACAATGAATGTGAGCACGCCTATCGGAGCGGTCCGAATCGTGAGGGAGTTTCTTGATGCTCAAGGATATACTCGTCATGGCCAGTATTTCGGACTAGGTCCGAAGTTGTACCTCATTGTGACCGACGAAAGCCAAATCCACGTCCGCGCACCCGGTGCGTACGCGCTAGCGCGTTGGTGCCGTGCTCTCACAAGCGCGGAACAATTGCATGCCGCGAAGTATCGCGGGATTGACTTCACCTGAAAAACCTGGGCACGAAAACTGCGCCGCGTGGCGCTAGGGGTAGAGCATGAACAGTCTGAAGTCAGTGTGTCACCGTGACGGTACCGTCACGTATTGGAGTGTTTACCAGCAGTCCTGGGAGCGGCGCGCTGCGAGCGTGCCAGACCGTGAGCTTGCCGCGATGTCTGAGCATGAGCGGCACCTAGTTCAGCGGCACCTTGCGCGGCATGGATACGATGAAACCTCACACTATCGGTGCGAGTCGTGAACTATCACGACTTCCCCGAGCCTCCCTTGGACCCTCCGGAATACTGGGGGCCATCGGATGAGCTTCACCCTACCTTGGAAGAGGTAGAAGACGCGCTTTCAAGCGCGGAGCGGGAAACCATGGCCGTCCTCTTTTCCCTGTCGGGGAACGTGGACAGCATCTCGCATTATGAGCTGACGCCTATGCTCACGTTCGAAGACTGGTGCGAGGAATGGCCGGACTGGTTTCCGGGCGTTGCGACGCCGACGCGTGAGGCGTTCGCTCCTCTGATCGCATCGATTGCGGTACTGGTGGACGCGGCGAATGCCGTGGAAACCTGGGAAGAGCCTGCGCGGCAGGATGAATGCCAGTGCCGCAAGCGCAAGTGTGCCTACTGCGGCGACTCAGATTATTAACGCGCCGCGTTGGCGCTAGGATAAATACCATGTGGAACGATTATGCTTTCCGAGTCTTTGACAATTCCGGTGCGTGCCTTGGGCACGGAAACACGAAGCTTGCCGCGCTTCAATCGGCGCTCCGCGCCCATCCATGGATTTCGGCCATGACTTGGGACCAAGTGAGAATGGCTGGCATTCGCATCCGATTCGATTGCAGTCCTGAATTCCGGGCATGGCAGGGAAAGCAAGAGCCGGCGCAAATGTTCGCCCCATGCCGTTCCTGATCCTGGCGGTGCTTTTCATGGCATGCACCGGGAACTGCTCGGGCGCTGCGCATAGCGCGGGTGCCTTGGCGTTCCTCTCGCTCGCGACTCCGTTCCCCTGGCTCTTGCTGGGTGCGGTATGGGTCGTGGCGAAAAACCTGGACTGACGTTCGCCCCTTGCCTGCGATTCCTCGCGGGCAACGTGCGCACCTAAGCGCGAAGGACCGAAAAACATGGGCAATGTCAAAGCATCTATCCGCGAAGAATATAACTCCGGCCCGGACTACCTCGACGCAGTCGCGACGGCGCTCGCCGACGCATACTTGAAGCTCATCAGCGTGAGCTTTAAGAACGGGCCGGACGAACACCGCGCGATAACGCGGGAGATTGGCGAGCTTGCGGCTCGCTACGAGCGAGCCAAGACCGTTCGATATATGGTTGCCGAAACTGGGGAGACGCTTCAGGGCCTGCGGCGCACGCTTGCTGTCGCCGTAGCGGAAGCGGACCTGAAACTGCGGGACATCTCCAGCGTCGGCGAGGGATACGAAGACCAAATCGACGAAGTCAATCGCTCGCGAGACCGCTATCAGACTGTCGTCAGCGCAATCGCCGATGGATACCGCTAGGCTCATCCCTCGTGAGGCCGCCACCGAGACCGCGCTCCGGGAAACCGAGGCGCGTCTCGTGCGGCTCATCGCCCAACTGAACGCACGCTTCGATTCCATCGAGGTGCGAATCAATGCGTTGCACCTGCACTCGACCTGCCATCCTGAATGGGTGGCTCCGGGTGCTGGTGCTGGTGCGCAAGCGCGCAGAGCGGGAATTGTGGAAGCGGTCCTGCTCATGTCTGGTGCGGCAGGAATGACCGTGCCCGAACTTGCAGGATACCTGCATATCCCTGTGTCCAGGCGTGAAACCCTGGGCGAAGATTTGTCTTATCTGGTCGCCGAAGAGCGCATCCAGATTGTTCCATCCCGAAACAAACGCTGGAGAATTAGAAGCCATGGCTCGAAAAGCAATCGCTGAAACCATCGAAACCGTCAACGAAGAAGCCCCAGAAACTGGGGGCGGAAACCTGGAACTCTGGAACTCCGTGCAGTCCACGGACCCGAAGTATACCAAGAAGTTCTCCCGTGGCGGGGGCTTCAGCGGCACCGCCATCAACGCCACGTTCCTGGCCAAAAAAGCCACGGACAAATTCGGCCCCATCGGCATCGGCTGGGGCATCATCGTCGAGGACGAGACCTGGGCAACCGGTGCTCCGCTTATCGACGACAAGTGGGGCAAGGTCGGCGAGGAGATCGTCCACGTGCTCCGCATCATGCTCTGGTACGACTGGCAGGGCACCCGTGGCGAGGTTCGCCACTACGGCCAGACGGTGTTCGTCGGCAAAAACAAACACGGGATCTTCACGGACGAAGAAGCTCCGAAGAAGTCGTTGACCGATGCCATGTCGAAGGCGCTCTCGCTCCTTGGCTTCGCGTCCGACGTGCACCTCGGGCTGTACGATGACAACAAATACGTCTCAGACTTGAAGGCTGCGCTCGAAGCGGAGAAACCCAAGGGGCCGACCCTGGAAAGTATCCTCGCTGCGGTAGGTGCGGCTGGAAACCTGGAGGCTCTCAAGGCGTCCGTCGTGGCGGCGTCGGTCCTGAGCGACGGCGACAAAGCCACGCTCAAGGTTGCATACCTCGCACGCAAAGCCGTTGTTGAGGCGGCGTGATCGTCGCGCTTATCGGCATCATGCGCACGTGGCCCTGGTGGGTCGGTGCGGCGGTGGGCGACCACACCGGCTTCATGCTCGGCATGGTCGTGTGGGCTCTACTGGAGAACAAGACATGAAGCTCCCGGTTCTCTCCGCTTCCTCGACCGAGGAGTGGATTAACTGCGCGCTCCGCGCCTACCTGCCCGAAGAGCGTCGCCCACCCGGCGAAGCTGCGCAGATAGGAACCCGCTTCCACGCGCTCGTTGAGAAGCCCATTGTGGCCAAGCAATGGGTGCCCCTCGATGCGCTCGACGAGTGCTTCGAAACCCCGATTCGGAACGCCGTCGAATGGCTGCACGAAGCCATGCCCACGGGTGAGCACGAGCTTCTGGCAGAGCAAGCCTACGAGCTTGCGCCGATGGGCTCCTACGTTCACGAACCCGGCAAGCGCGAGCCGCACTGGCGCGACTCGCTCACGTGCAAGACCATCAAGATGACCGGGCACCGCGCGTATCCCAACACGGAATCGCGCATCTACGGGACCGCCGACGTGGTCATCGTCGAGGGAAAGAAAGGCCACGTCATCGACTGGAAAACTGGGCGCAAGTCTAGTTCCCACGAAGCGCAGCTGAAAACCCTGTGCCTCATGGCGTCGGAAGCTCACAAGCTTTCGTCCGTCCAAGGAACGGCGGTCTACGTGAACCTGAAAAGCGGGAAGGTGGAAGCCACGACGTGGCTGTTCGATGCCTTCGACCTGCACATGCACGCTGGCGCAATCGTCAGCCTGTCGAAACAATTGCTCACGGGTAAAATCCCGGACGCAAACCCTGGTAAGTACTGTTTCTTTTGCCCAGCGTTGGGCTGCCCTGAAAAACTGAGGACGACACGATGACCACTGAACTTGTAACCGAAGCCCTTCGCCGCATTGAACAGAAGCTCGACGAGGTTCTGAAGATGGCGAAGGCTGCGCCGACTGCGACCAGCACCTTCTCGAAGAAGACCGTGGAAGACGCCGACCTCGACGGCAAGTATGGGAACCCCGAAGTCCGCATGGTCCCGTCGCGCTGGTCGGGTCCTGACTACAAGGGCTGGAAGTTCGGGGATTGCCCTGCTGAATTCCTGGAGGAGATGGCCGGTATGCTTGACGCGATTGCGCGCAAGCAAGCTGGCGACCCTGCCAAGGCGAAGTTCTCCGATTGGTCGGCGAAGGACGCGGCACGAGCGCGCGGGTGGGCAGAGCGCAAGCGCAAGACGCAGCCTTCCCTGGTCGATGAATGGGGCGGCGACGCTACTGAAGTCGCTGGCGGCGACACGGCCAGCGAAGGGTTCCCGTTCTAAACGGCAAGAATTGCATCGAGACGTGGCCCGGTATTTGGGGCGGACCACGTCTCGGTGCTTCCGCAACATGCGGAGCAGGCACCTTGCCACACGAGCCTACTTGTGGCAAAAAGAATTTGGCCCCGAACTCCCGCAAAGAGTCCGAGGCCGACAGAACAATGAGATGGCAAAGGCAAGATACCCCAACAGGTTTGGGTTGTCGAGTCCTTGCCACGCACCGAAAGGCAGCCAGTGGCAGGATGGTATAAGCAACACACGAGCGAGCTTGCTTCGCTCGAAGCGTTCGCCAAGTGCGGACGCATCGACCTCGTCACGTCCTGGCTTCGCGTCACGCGCTGGACTGTTGACCACGAGAGCGACGAGATTCCTGACTCGTTGCGCCATGAGGCTGAGACTCTCGAAGAAGCTGGCCTAGTCGTCACCTTCGCGAGCCGATGTAAGAAGCTCCTCGACCAGCGAACTTCGATGGCCGAGAAGCGTGAAGCTAAGAGAGCTTGTGTGAACTCACGTGAACTCACATCGATTCACATCGATTCACGTGAACTCACTTCGTATCACGTGAACTCATGTGATCATCAAGACAAGACAAGACAAGACAAGAGAGAAGAAGAGGGAGAGGGAGAGCACGAGAGGGATGTTGCTCCGCAACCCGCGAGCCCTGCTCGCTCCAAGAAGCCTTCGAAGGGCAAGCTTGCTCTAGACGCTTGGTGCGAAGCGGTCAAGACCGAGACCGGCACCCGGTCAGCCGAGCAAGGCAAGACGCTTGAGGCTATCGCGTCCAAGCTTCAAGACATCGCCGCCGAGTCCGGCGACACGTTCATCGACATCGTCCGCCGCCGCGTCGCTCTGAACAAGAGCCTTCAGATCCGCTGGGCAGCGCAAGACTACGCCACCGACAAGACCCAGAAGCCTTGGAAAAGGGCAAACCCCCTCGACTGCGGCAACTCAGACAAGTGGGATAAGTTCGCGAAAGACTGGAAGAACCCTTACGGAGAGACCATGTGATGGAAGACGTAGACAAAATCCTGAGCCGCCTAATGGTTCAACCGGCCAACATGACCGATCACGCAAGACGCTGGGACCAAGAGCGCCTCGCACCGTACTCCGCCGCCGTTGCTCGCTGCCTCGCAATGCCAGAGTCCTTCGAAGCTATCGCCAAGGCGCACCCCTGGTTTCCCCTCGCTTCGATGCCCGTCATCGCCAAGGTGCTCCGCGACAACGAAGCCGACTTCGAGGAAACCGTCTCGAAGCTTACGCCGTCTCCCTTCGCTTCACCCACCGTCGCGCTCATCGGAAAAACTGGGGCCGGGAAAACTACCGCCGCGCTCGCCATGTTCTTGCTCTACATGCGGGCAAGCCGCACGACCATGATTGCTGCGGCCAGGATGGCCCTAGAGCGAGCTTGCGCGGGTGAGATGGCACCAAGGGTGGCTAAGCCAGCAAAGGTCGTCTTCGTGGCAGCCAAGGACATCGTAGACGCTCGTCGCTTTTCACCGCTTGGCAAGGAACCCGCCGTCCTCGAACAATCGAAGAGCGCGTCGCTCCTCATCCTCGACGACATCGTCGGCACGCGCGACACTGACCAGGACCTTTACCAAGTCATCTGGTCCCGCGATAACTTCAAGCTACCCACCATCGTCACCACGGCCATGAACCCAGCCGAGATGACCGCAAGCTACAGCGAGATGTTCACCCGTCGAGTCTTCGGCGGAACGTCCAAGCTCATCACGAGGAAACCATGAAGCTCATTCAAAGCCCATCGCGCAGGCCCGAGTTCACAGGCTGCGACTACGAGTGGCGCTGCCACACGTGCGCGACAACCGCGACCACGCACAGCACGCCCGACGCCGTCTCCCTCCCGCCAGGGTGGACGCTATCCAATGCCGCCACCACCGCCTGTCGCTCATGCAATAGGCTCACGCCCCAACACCGGGGAAGCATTGGTTCGTGAGTGACAGCCCAGTAGACTGGGAGGAAACCTAGCCGTCTCCTCCGCTCATACACGCATTCGAGGAAAGTACAATGGCAAGAAAGAAAGCCATCATGGCGAGCGTCGCCGCAAGCAAGCTGCCCGTCACCGGCAAGCTGAACCGGGCGCTGCTCCCATCGCGCACCACCGACAAAGACATCGCCGTCGAAGCCATCGCCAAGCTCATGTATTCCGGCCAGTGGGATAACGACTCGCGAGACGCCACGCTCAAAGAACTTGGCTGCGCCAATACGGTCATGAGCAAGTACGAGAAGGAAGCTCAGCGCCTCGTGCGCATGAGCATGAAGCACAGCGGCAAAGCCTTCGAACGCCTGTCCGGCGTGCTCAACGAAATCATCGACCGCACCATGGACGAACGCGACCACCGCACCGCCGTCATGGCGATCGGCAAGCTCGCCGACATTACCGGCTTGAACAAGCAAGTCATCGAGCACCGCGAGGGAGACCGGCTCGAAGAGTTCCGCCGCCGTGCTCTGTCCGGCGAAGACCCTGAGCTTCTTGCGAGGGAAGCAACGGACTTTTTGCTAGGCGTAGAATCTGGTTTGATGTATCAGTGAATGAGGAGGAAACCATGAAGTCAGTACATGTGCCCGTTCTTACGGTTGAAATCGCGAACTATAACATTATCCATGTGTCGGCAGGGAAAGCAGGAGAGGGGAAAGACCTGCGCACCGTCGTTCGCATAAGGAATTCCGCAGGTACTCAGATGTGGGTTGGCGTCAACGGCCAAGACTCCGTAGAAGCTGAAGACTTTACGCTCTCGTTTCGCGGAAGTGCGGAGCTGGAAACCTTTTTAGAGGCTCTTGAGTTTATGAAACATCAACTCAAAGCTGCGCAAACTATCGAGGTTCCTTGATGGCTAAGAGAATCCCAGCTTCGGACCTGAACGTCCCGAGCTATGCACACGAAATTGCTGGGGGATACCCCGTCCACGTCACCGAAGAGTTCGGGTGGGACCTCGTCGCGTACGTCTACTGCCCGATGATGCCGAGCCCGCGACCACGAGTTACCTCGCGCGGGACCTTCATGCCCAACGACTACAAGAAGCATTGTGAGAAGCTGGCTACGTCTCTCGCGTATGCTCGCGGACTCCTCGAATCCGGGCACTTCGGCAACATCATCATCTGGGACGCCTTGATTCCCTTCAAGCTCGACATAGCCTTCTGGTCAGAGAAGCAGCGCGGCGACCTCGACAACTGCGCCAAGACCATCATGGACGCGGCGCAGCTGCACCGTGGCGAACCGCCTGGAGCTGAACTCTGGAAGAACGATAGCCAAATCCGGAACCTATCCGTCGAGTGGTGCCCCACCGACGACATCACCTGGGAGCAAGTCGTCGTTCGCGTCGTCCGCTCCGCCAAGGACGCCATCGCAGACGCTCCGAAACCCACGCGCGCCAGCATCCGCAAGGCAGCAGGAGCGAAGAAGTGAAAGAGCCTATCAATGTAGGCGACCAGTTCGGCCAGCTCACCGTGCTGCAAGTCTCTCCGCTCCACCTGATGTGCGTGTGCGGCACCGAAGTCACCAAGTACAAGGTCTCGCACCTTCACGCGTCGCGGCACGTCAAGAGCTGCGGCTGTATGCGGCGCTCAGCAACCGAAGATTGGGAAGGGCAAATCCACGGCGACATCAAAATACTATCGTGCATGGACCCTGGCGAGAAGGTGCGCTTTCGGTTCTATCGCGTCGAATGCATGAAGTGTGGCACGCTCAGCACCATGGGCCGCGAGACCGTAGGCACGGCGCACACCCGCAAGTATGGTTGCACCGGCTGCATCGAGAAGCGCCACAAGGGCCGTGAGCGCACGACCAACGCACGCATCTACCTCGAACCCGTCATCGACGCGCAGCTCCGCACCCATTGCAACAGCAAGGGCCTGACGTACACCGGCTTCATCAAAGCCGCCATCGCCACCATGCTCGTCGAGCCCATGTCCTACGATGACATCCCGGACCATCGAGCCACCTACGGTCGCTTCGGCTCTCACTCGTTCAGCGTCCCGCTGACCGTCAAAGACAAGAAGAAGCTGAAGGCAAAAGCCGATGAACTCGGGCTCCGCATGTCGCGCACCAACTCGAAGCTGATTCGGTTCGCCGTCAGTCAGGCTTGCGCGCGAGCTTCTTCTTCCGACGCAGCACCGAAAGCGCAATAGCAATAGCCTGCTCTCGGGGCTTGCCATGCTCCATCTCGGTCTTGATGTTCTTACCGACGTTCTTCTTACCGGCTTTGAGTGGCATGGCAGTCTCCTACAGCATCACGATGGACGGGAACTGGACGTTCGCGAGCTTCTTGTCGTAGCTCTTCGCAATCGAATCGACCGTCTTGCGATAGGTCGCCTCGTCTGCCGTGAAGTATCCGCCCTTCTTCAGCTCGTGGACGTACGCCGTTGTGTCGTGCTTCTTCGCCGCTTCAAGCGCGCGAGGGTACCGGCTGAAGAGCAATTGCAGCTGGGCCTTGGCCGCGTCGTCGAGCGTCTCCCACGATGCGAAGCAGTTCATGCTCTGCTTGCCGGCGAACTTCAACGTCTTCGTCGAGTCGGCATTCTCAGACACAAGCGTAACCTCTGAACCCGGCTTCGATGCCGCCAAGTACTTGTCCGCCTTGTCGCGCTTGAACCGCTCGGTCGTCGTGAAGTACGTGAAGTCACAACCCCCGTGCTTCTTCGAGCCACCAAGGTTGTAGTTACAGATGCTCTTCCAATGGCCCGTCTCAAGCGCCGACTGCGCATGAATGACCAAGATAACCTTGCGGTCTGGGAGCGTACCCGTGATGGATTGCCACGCCATTGCCAGCGAAATGAAGACTTGTTCGGGATTCACCGGGGTCGTCTTACACGTTCGTTCGGTACCCATCAAGTCTCCTTGCTCGACTGCTCCTTCAATGCGGCTTGGAGCCTAGCACGGTCGAGTCCTTGACTGTTGAGCGCAGCAATATGCAGCGCCGAATGAAGCGTAGGGTCCGCAGTCACAGCCGCACTGAGCAGCGCGTTCGCGACCTCGGCAGGGTCGAGGAGGCCCGCCGCCACCTTGAGCGACTGCGACTCCGGCATGATGAGCTTGCCGCCCTCGAACCTGGGGAACTGGCCGATAGCGTCTTCGAGCTTGTTCACGATGGCGATGACGGCTGACAACCAGCCAAGTGCTTCGCTCATTTGCCAATCTCCGCGCTGCACGTGCCTGCCGTGAGCGTGTCTACGACGTGGAGGTACGCCGTGGCGCACGCCACTGCGAGCTTCATGTCCTTGTTGTCGCGGGCGACTACCGCGCACTCTTTGTCGAGAGCCACCGCAGTAAGCGCGACCCTCTTGCACGGAGTGACGCAGCCCACAGTCGCGCCAGCAAGCGCCAGAACCGCCAGCCGTTTCGCATGGTTCATTCTTTCCCCGCTGCTTGCTTCAATGCGTTGAGAGCCTTTGCGCCGTCGAGACCAAGCGCGCTCACGAGGCGCACCACGCCTGCGAGGCGCGGGTTGCGCTCTGCCCAGGCCCACCACGCATTGGGCGACTTGAACCGGAAGACCGCGTTGATGATCAGCGTCATGAGTGGCCAGATAAAGGCCCATCGAGCTTCTTCCATCACTTCCCCGCAAACGGGTTGAGCTTGTTCTGAATCGTCCAAATCAAACCGGAGACGACGAGCATGGCCACAACTTTGACCATGGCCGCCGTCCCCTGCTCTGCATATTTCCGCATAGACTTGCCGAAGCGCAGGTCTTGGCGGAACTCCTCGATACTCGCTGCATCGTGAACGTCCACGCCAAGCAGGAAGAAAACCCTTTCAACGGCTTTCTCTGCTGCTTCTCCGGCAGGGTCTTTTGCGGGTGCCACTACAGCGCGTCGCTCGGTGGCGCTGGTGGCGCGAGATTGGCCTTGAGAGCCTCTACAGCCTTGACGGCTTCGAGGACTACTGGCGCGTCGGCAAGGGCGAAAACGCCCGCCTTCTGCGCAGCGTGCGCCACATTGATGAGAACTTGAATTGCGTCTGATTCAGTCATTGGTTCCTCCTGCTGCTGGAACTTCGTCTGATACCACGGGCGCGACGGCTGGCGCAACTGCCGGAAGGTCGGGAGCTGCAACGTCGGGGACGATCTCGACGATGACGAGTCCGAGCTGCTCGGCGGTGAAGCGATACAAATACTCGTCATCCTCGCCCCACGCGGCGTAGGCGTCGCCGGAGAGCGTGAGGATGCCGAAACCCACTTGCGCGCCGTCAG